CTTCGGCCTTTTTCGCCTCGGCCTCTCCCAGGCGGCGTTCCAGTTCCTGCACCCGCCATTCGACGGCAAGCTGTGCCTGCTCATCCTGTTCGATCGCGGGCCGGTCGTACCATGATCCTAATTGCCGGTTTACATCCTGATAAGCCTCCGCGGAGGTTCGGATCGCGTTGCCATTAGCCGCGGGGGGCATACCGCTCCGCGATCGTCCGGAATCACCGTCGTACCCGGCAGGCTCCGGGACTTTCCCGGCTTGTTCCTCGCCCTGCCCGAGCATCGTGGAAAAATCCGACAGACTCCGTACTTTCGCCTGTTCCCGCTCACGCCGGGCCTCCTGCTCGTAAGCCGTGCGCTTGTCGGAATAGATACCCTCGTCTGTGGGGGTAGGCAGTTCCACGTTCAGGCCGCTTTGCCCGGCGGTATCTGCCTTTTCACTGCCCGAAGGGGCGAAAATCAGCCACATGGCCCCGCAGAAAACAAGGAAGAATAGCGGCAGGACCACCATCTTACGGCGTCTCTGCAACTGCGCGGGAGTCAGTTCCTTTTTGGGAGGAGCCGACTTCGGAGACACTTTCCCGGCCTCCGGTTTCACTTCGGGCGTGGGAGTCTCAGGCTCCTGCCGCACCGGGTTATTCATCTGTTCGTCCATATTCAAACTCATTTAGATAGTTAATACTGTCCTTCTTTACGTCCGGTCGGAGTTTAAGGCTCTCGATGCGCCCGATTTCGAGCCTGCGGCCTTTCTCCTTACCGAAATTGTAAATCGAGGAAACGGTCATGTAGATAGAGAGGCCGCTGAAAAACAGCAGCATGGTAACGGTTACGACCAGGCGTTTATCGGGGGTGATCTCCCCGCACAAACGGCGTAGGAAAGACTCTATATCCCCGTCGATATTACGAAAGAAGTTCTTTGCCATCGCCTGACCTACCTCTCCATTACCCGGATATCCCGGTTCTCCACGATCTCGAATTTCTCCATGATGAAACCGTGGGGGTTGTTATCACTCCGTACCGAATTGATCAGGTCGCACCGCGTGACCAGGCTGCGCTCGGTCACGTTCGACTGCCGGATGATCATTTGCCGGGCGTATGTCACCGCCTTGTAAGGGTACACGTCGAAATTGCAGGCGATACTGTCCACCTGTATAATCTGGTTGATGTTACCCGATACGATGCGGTTGTAATAGCCCTTCTCCGACATATCCTGATAATATTTGAAGGCACTTTTGTCCACCAGGAACAAGGCGCGGGTTATATTACTCTCGATCGCCGACTTGTCGGGCGCGAGAGTGAAAAAGAGTTCATGGAAACGCTTCACGTGTTCCCGGCCCTCGACGGGCCTGTTCTGACTCATATCCTGGGAAAGCGCGAGCATAAGGCTCTTGCCCCCGTCCATCACATAGATACGCCGGCGTTGCGCCTCGGCGAACCGGTACGACGAATACACGGAATATCCGGTTATCCCCGCACATACCACCAGGAACACGATACCGAAAAGGCGTATCTGCTTGAAAGATGTTTCTATATTCTTTAATGACTTAAATTCCATTGTTTCAATTTTTACTATTTACCCAATAAGCGGCCCGCTATATTTCCACCGGCGGCCCCGGCGATACCTCCGGCCATCGCAGCTCCCTTGCTCGCCACCGCATTCATCCCGCGCGTACCGCTGTTGCCTCCGGCCTGGATGATCCAACCGGCGACGGTCGGCACGGTGAAATAGCCGATAATACCGATGATCAGAAAGATGATATATACGCCGTCGCTCCCGTCCGGGATATAGGAAGGGTCTTGAAGCCTGGCTATATCCGTTTGCAGCATAAGCGCCTGGATCTTGGAAAGAACCGCCGAGAACAAATCGGAAACCGGCAGCCACAGATAGACGCTGATATAACGTGAGAGCCACGCCGTAAGGGTGGACTGGAAACCGTCGTATATCGCCAGGGCGAACGACAACGGCCCCAATATGGACAGCACCACGATAAAGAAGGTGCGTATCGTGTCGATGGAGAGGGCGGCGGCGTTGAACAGCAACTCGAAAAAGTCCGAGATCAGTTGCCGGAACCACAGCTTGATTGAGTACCAGGTATGTTCCCACCACATACTGACCATCGTGCCGATCTGCCGGATGCCGAGCTCTGAAAACTTTTCCTCGTACACCTCGTCGTTGACCAGCCATTCCTTACCCTCACGCACCCGCGCGTCATATTCCAGGTTGTCACGTTCGGTTTGCAGTGCCTCCACGTCCTGTATCTGGCCCTCCATAACCGTATGGCAACCTTTTACGACGGGGGACATGACGGCGTTGATCGTTCCCAGCACGATTGTCGGGAAGAACATGATGCACAAGCCCAGCGCGAAGGGGCGCAGCAGGGGGAACACGTCGACAGGCTCCGCCCTGGAAAGGGCCTGCCAGACCCGGTACGCCACATAGAATAAAGCACCCAGCCCGGCCACTCCTTTGGCCACGCCGATCATATCCGAACACAAAGGCATCATTTCCAGGTACAAGTCGCGCAGGACCTGGTGCATATTATTGAAGTCTATTGTCAGTAGTACCATAGCTTACCAGTATCTTTCGGAAGGACTGCCATAAAGCGCACGCACTCTCTCCGTATCGCCCTTCTCCTTGCTGCGGATGAAGGACACGGCGATATTCTTCCGGGAGTAATAGCTGACCAGGTTACGGTAGCTCACCATCTTGGTGTAAATCTGGTCGATCAACCCCATGCGTTCGGCATCCGTCATGGAAAGCCCGTTGGAGGAGGAAACCAGTTCCTTTATATCCGAAAGAAGGTTGCCGCTCTCTTTCAGCAGTATGGCATATCCGGCGGATATGGCGGAGAGTTCATTGGCGGAGAAATTATTATCGGACAGCATACGGTTGAAATTGTCGGCGTATATCTGCGATATTTCGCTGACCATCTCGACCGTTTCCTTGACCTTGCGGGCATCCTTGATAAGGTTATGCACGCTTTTCAGCTTGTCGTAATACTCTTTTCCCTGGGAATAGATCTTTTGCATTTCCTGAAAGGAGTTTATCACATTCGCCGCCGTCGTGCCGGTCTTTCCGACCGTCAAGACGTTTTGCGCCAGGTTGGACGGGTCTATGACCGCCCACTGCGCCCTTGCCTCATGAGTGCCGCATACGGCCAGCACCAGGAGACTGAAAAGAATCTTTTTCATTGCGATAAAATGTTTACTTGGTTTAATACTTGGGCGGAAAGGGAAGCAACCCTTCCACGGGGTTACTCCACCGCCCGTTGATATTCGCCGTAGGCAGAAAGCAGCAGCACGTCACGCCGGGAGTCATAGGCCAGCCCGATACGCCCGAACAGGTCGAAGTACCGTACCCGGCACAGCTCCCTGATCGGCAGGCGGAATACGGCCTGCGGATTGTTGTATGTAAATTCCAGCAGGTAGCCTTCCGTACGGGTGCGGTATATCCGCACCGACGGCGCACCCTCCGGGCTTACCCAACGCCCCGTGATTTCCCGCAGGTCAAATTCCAGCCAGCTTTCCGCCTCCGATTTCTGCCCCATGCATGGCCTGAACATGATTCCTTACCGGTTATCGGTTTTTACCCGTTCATAGGTCGCGCCGGGGTACAGCGTGATCGTGTCCGCTTCCCGGTCGTAACACAGGAAGGTCGTGCCGAATCCGGCATTGAAACAAAGCCTGCCGTCCTGCTCATGGAGCAGGTAGCAGTCACCCGTCGCTCCCTTCTTCGGCTTCTTGCCCAAGGCTATCATATAGCCGGGGGAAGCCTTGAAGATAAGAAGGTCGGGGTCGCGTTTGCCCGCTTTCCAGTCACCCACCAACAGGGCGGGATCGTAATCCGTCACGCCGGCCGTTTCCTTTTCGCCGCCATCGACGACGAAAACATCTACCTCGATGTCCGTTTCTACCCGCTCCGTCCCGGTATCAGTCCGCACGGAAGCCTCCAGCATAGCCTCGGCAAGAACGCTGTTTATTCCCGCCGTGTGAAGAGCCAGCCTCGTGAGTTGTTCGTTACTTAACTTCATGATTTTTTAGTGGTTATGGAGCCATAGGCTCCGGTTAATACTTATTTTCTTTACGCCGTTTGGCCTCGGCGATCTGTTTGACCGCCAGTTCATAGTTACCGCCCAGTTCGGCGGTCTTGTTGAAAACTTCCAGCTTCTCGCTTTCCTCGGTAGTGTACGTGGCATATTCCTCGGCACTGACCTCCGTGGCGTAAACCGCGGACTGCACGCCTCCCAACCCGAACCACACCTCCTTGTAAAGCCTGCCCGGATTATTGGCCTGGTTGATTGACAGTATTTGTCCCTTTTCCTTATCGGTCAGGCCTAAAAGGGCCTGGATGCTGTCGAACTTGTTCATATACTTCCGCTGGTCCAAAAGGATTTTACAATCGGAGTTGTTGATGATCGCCTCCTTGACAATGGGAGAGGCGATGATGTCGTCCACCTCTTGCGTCACCACAATGGCCTCGCCAAAATATTTACGGACGGTTTTGTACATATATTTCAGATATTCCGCCATGTTCGCGGACGAGAGGGCTTTCCAGGCTTCCTCAACGATCAATTGTTTTCTGACACCCTTTAACCGCCTCATCTTGTTTATGAAAGCCTCCATGATGATGATTGTCACCACCGGGAACAATTCTTTATTTTGTAGGCTAAGCACCCAGCGCCTTGTCGCATTTCTGCGGTAGGTTTCCGGGCACTCGCCCCCGAACCGGACTTACACCTCTCAGCGTATCCGGCTCTCCACTAATATTGTCAGTCTTACACTTTGCCTAAATGCCTTAACCTATGACAGCTATGACAGAGAGCAACCGTTTTCCTCCGGCGGGCTATCATGTGCAGTTCCCATTTGTCCTTGCCGGGCAAGTCCTTGAGTTTGCGAACATGGTGCATAACCAGATTGTCCGTCGCCCCGCATACCTCGCACTTTTCGGCTTTCAGCCTGTCTATAAGGCTTGTCGCACCCGTGTCCGGCATGTTGTTCGGTAGCTTGTCGAAGTAGGCATCTTCCAAAGGGTTCTTACGTTTGAACCCATCGCTGTAAAAGCACCTTTCAGCCGTTTTGCCATGTTTTAGTGAGTACCTGACGGTAAACACCCCGTTACGCTTGTACTTTTTGCAAATCTTGACAACCGTGGTACGGTATTTCAGGGCAAAGGTTTTGTACATACTGTATTCCATTATGTACTTGAAAGTGTGCATCTCCGAGCAGTTGTTGGCTATCGAGAAGTAGTTGTAAAATCCCCGTATCTCCGCATTGTAGCGGTTAAGGATTTCGAGGTCGTCGTTATTGATGAACTCCAAACGAGCCTTCGGTTTCCATTGCTCCTTACCGTTGTGGGACTTGAATTGAACCACTCCGAGTTCGAGCAACTTCAGTTTCATGGCCTGTGTGGAGAGTTTCAGATACACCTTTTTGTTAAAGGCTCTCTTTAACCGCCCTCGCTTATCCCTCTTGGTCAGGTTGGACTTACGGACGTATATCTCATATCCGAGGAACATGGCCGATTTCTCCGTGTGTGTAATCAGGGTTTTCTCTTCCGACAGTTCGAGGCCGAGTTTATCAGCGAGGAAAATCTTAATATCCTCTTTGATGCGCTTTGCATCCTCTTTACTGCCGATTACCCCGATCAGGAAGTCGTCGGCGTATCGCACGTATTTGAGCCGTCTATATCCGCAGTCCATTTCATCACTGCAAGGAATAAGTGCCCTTTGCTTGTCGAATGCCTTGATCTGTCGGATGACCTCTTTCCTTTCGGATAGGTCAGTTACAGATTTCAGCTTTTGCACGGCAAGTCGTTTCCCATACTCATACTGTATGCGGTCTTTGTTCGGCCCTCTGAAATCCCCTTTGTCGAAGTTGTGGATGTATTCTTTCACGTACTTGTCTAATTTGTCGAGGTATATATTCGCCAGTAGTGGGCTGACGATACCTCCTTGCGGCGTTCCGCTGTAAGTCTTGTGAAATCTCCATTCTTCAACATATCCGGCGTTCAAAAACTTCCGAATCAGTCGGATAAAGCGGTCGTCCGAGATGCGTTCTTTCAGGATGTCGATTAGAACATCATGCTTGATGTTGTCAAAGAATCCTTTAATGTCGCCCTCGATAAACCAACTCGCACCGTTGAAAGTCTTTTGAATCTGGGCAAGTGCGGTGTGGCAACTTCGTTTGGGTCTGAAACCATGCGAGTTGTGTTCAAAACTTCCCTCGTAAATGGCACTCAGAATCATTCTCGTTACCTCTTGCACCAGCTTGTCATTCATTGCCGGTACGCCAAGCGGTCGCATTTTCCCATTTTTCTTCGGGATATACACCCGCCGTGACGGTTGGGGCTGATAGCTTTCGTCTTTCAACGATGCTATCAGTTTTTCAATGCGGTTTAGGCTCATTCCGTCGATGGTCTGACCATCTGCGCCCGGTGTCATGTTGCCCGGCTTCGCATAAATGCGCTCGTAGGCCACATACCACATTTCCTCATTGAACAGAAGCCGGTAAAGACGCTCGTACTTGTAGTTCGAGTCCTTACTATGCTCTGTCAGACTGTTTAATACTCTTGCGGGACTTCTCATAATGTCTCACACATTTTCCGTTAATTGTATTAATAAATATTAGCTGCCGCCCTTCGCCATGTACGAGGCTTTCCCTCGCTCGGACTACTACGGCGGCTCCGTTGCCGTGCCGGATATTCATAGGTCTGCACCTAATAGCCTTTCGGCGTTCCGGTTTAGGCAATCCCCGTTTGCGTGCATAACAACTGTTAGCGTGATAGATTGTCGGATATGGCTTCCGTCCTTTACCGCTTACTGCGGTTGCGCCATGATACGTTCTTGCTCCCTCTCCTCAAGGACTGGAAAAGGAGTATCATGGTACGGCGAGTTCAGCTATCTTACGCCGCAGGTACAACCTGATACCGCTCGGACTACCATTCAATCAATTCGGACTTTATCCTCATATCTATCGTTTCATCATGCTATTCAGTCGCAGTCTCGATAGCTGACTGACTTATAGCTTTTACCGACATGCTACACTCCCTGTCCGGTTTCCCTTTCAGATAAGTCGGTTGATGATAGGTTTTTCAAAGAACACTTACCTAATCTCTTGCTAAAGAGACGTTTGTTATGCCGCCTTGACGGGCGCACCCTTTCCTGTTTCCATTCCGAATAATCATTTTCATTTAAATAACGAATCAGAGCATCAAGTGCTTTATAATAATCTTCCAAGTGTAATTCATCATCCCTGTCAAGTTGCCATTGCCAAGGTAATTTCTCATTAACACCATCTATTTTGAACTTGCGTCCATCATCTTCATGGCTCAGGTCATTACGTTGATACATTCGTAATGTTGCCATAATTGCAATCGGGTGCTGTATCTTCCGGATCAGTTTTTGGATGTCCTTATCTTCACTATTCTCCGTATAGGCTTTTTCTGCCTTTTTATAGATTTTTTGTCCGATAATGGCAGTGACTTCTTCCGTTACTAACTCTATTTGTGCCGAAACTTTGGAGAAATCATTGTTCTTATAATAATTTCCGGTAAGTTCCCGCAATTCCTCAGTACCTTTGTTTTGTTTATTGAATATCATAATATTATATTTTACGTAAAATTTCATCCGCTTGCATTTTATCAGAAAGGAGCTTCATCATAACTTTGAGCAATAAGGTGTTGTCTGTTTCATCAAAGTTTCCGAACACACCGCTTTCCGCAACAGAGAAAAGCACTCCGTTCATGCCTAAACTTTGTTCTTTAGGTTGTCCGTCATCTTCTTTTTTATTCCGGGAAAAGACAGAAGAAAAACATAACTCATTACCGTCGATAATAAACGTTCCGTTCAACAAATACCAGCAGAAGTAACTAAACCATACATATATTCCCCACATAATCTGAACAGGAATTATTTTTGCCCGGTCAGCATAGAAATTTATCCGTGTTTGCAAAAATTGCTCCCTGTACAGACCATCAAAATCAGATTTGCCTATTTTCATTCCCGGTTTACGATAGAGTATTCCACATAGCGCCTGCAGGAAAAACACATCTTTCGTTTCATTATAGCTATTCATCATTTGCACGGCACTTCTGAATTCTCCAAAAGTAAGATCACTGCCATGACTAAGAGGCCCTTTCAGATATTTCCATTCCGGTAGTAAATTTTTTGTTGTTTCAAAATTCATAGTTATTTCTTTGCCATCTTCTGATTCCTGATACATCCACGTCAATGTGTCGGCCAGATTATCAATGAGCACGAAATAGTCTATGTTATCCTTTTTGTTTATCCCCCGATTGGAAAGAACAAAACGGCACCATTCACATTTCACATCCCGGAGTGTGACATTCTGTTTCATCTGCAATTTGAAATGAAGTTTGAGCAAATACATCCATTCTGTAGGGAACAGTTCTTCCCAACAATCAGGAAAGTCTATTTCTCTTTTTTTTGCCATATTACACCTGGTTAGTTACCCTGTCTTTAGTAGAAACAGAATCTTCTTTATTAATCACCTTGCGATACATACCCAAGAATATGCCCTTCTTTTGAGGAAAGTTGATACGAATAGCATCATTAATTGCTTCTAAAGCGATATCTTCCGGAATCTGAGTGTCGGCACCATAGAATATCTTGAGAGCATAGAGCATTTGGCTTCCGGAATCTCCTTTCCCATCAATAATAATATTGGAAAGTGCAGGGTTCAAACCAAAGCCGGAAGTTGTAGAGCTGTCGGCGATACGGCTGATTTCCGCTTGTGCCGAAATATATTTATCGACATTCATCTCAATTGGCTCAATCTTCCATTCTTGTTTGTTACCTTGCGGATCAATAAAATCCACACAGGTGAAAAATTTACCCGCATTCTTTTTCCCTGCCATGACATCAGCAATGGTTTCTACTACTTTATCACGCAGTTTGTTCATCTCTTTTTCGATTTCACTATCAGTCCAGTCCGGATGAAGCGAATAAACCAATTCCCGCTTTTCTTCCCAATACGCTGCAGGCTCATGTACAATATATGCAGCAGCAATCATATTGTCGTTCAGATATTCGATTATTTCCGGCAGGTTATTAGCATTTCTAAGCCAGGGGATTGATCCTGTAAAACTGGAAATAGAATACAAATTACGTCCAAAACTCCGTATGGAATGGTATTTGATGGCCGTCTCAAATGCAGTCGGACTCCATTTGTCAAAAACCGGATAGAGTTTCAGGTTACGGTTATTCTCAATATCACCCGTTAGTATATGCTTCACATCATCAAGCATCCGGCTACCGTTTTCAGGATATTCCAAAAGGCAATCTTTGCTATGCAGGCACTCAAGCCTTGTGATCCAAGGTTTCCCTATTCGCAAAGACTTTGCACAATAATATTTGGCGAAAACACCTTTCATGTGGGTATATTCTACAAATGCGCTCCGGATATATTGTTTATAATCCCAACTATCCAGCCATTCCTGGATTTCATCGTCTATCAGCCATTCTTGAATTCGCTCGTTATTCACAACATTTATCCGATATAACATAGGACCTTGCCCATACAGCAACCCCGTTTTCCTGTCTAATATACCGGGGCCTAAATTGTTTTTCTCCAGTAAATCACGAATGGCAACAGGCATATTGTTATTTGCTCCCCAAGGCACAACCCTGACGCCACCAACAGTTATCGGATCTCCGTCCCAATTGCCGGAAGTACCATTAAAAAACGTAGTCATATCATCCCTGATACTCATATTTAGCGCATAGGTACCTTGAGCCGTATCCACAAAACTAAATGTTCCTATTTTCTTAACTTTCTCCATTATTTAAACTCATTTTTCGTTCAGCAATAATTCCTTTTAACCTCTCTATTTCTACTTCACTTAATCCATACATTATCCGGGATATGAGTCGATTCAATCCTCCGTACATATTTCTTGCATACCATCGTGTATTCTTTTTTTTGACTCTATTTTCTTTTATTCCCCAAACTGCACGGTTTGTATCGGTTGACCATTGGTTTTTGTTTTTAGCTCTTGCCCCGGCGATTTCAAAGGCACGGCCATAAGTCAGAAAAGAAACTTTTAATCCCGGATCATCACCGGACGTAAATCCGCTATAATTCACGCTGCCCTCCAGATCTCCGGACTCAATCAGTTTTTGTTTCTCAAGTGCTGCTGTAAATTCATCACAAAGCCATTCTCCATGCTGAGATAATTCTTCCTGAATAAATAGTAATTTTAACTCTCTATTTTCCGTATCATCCATCACCCCATTATTTTATGTAGCAAATTTACTTCGTAAATCTCCTTTGAAAAAGGACACAAAAAAGCCCTGACTAGTAAAACCAATCAGGGCAATTATTAATGAGACAAAATGTTGAAATCTCTTTATTTATCAATAATTTTGTTCCTATTGATATAATCCTCAATCCCCATTTCACCCTTTTCAACTTTAAATGAATCTATTTTGTTGTATTTTACTTTTGTGGATTCATCTACTTCAATGAGTTCGGGCGTCATACCGGTAATCGAAACAATTTCTTTAGCGACACAAAGAGCACCTGACATATCCGCATTGATAGAGTATATAAGTTTCATTTCGCGCCTCCTTTCGTAACAATGGTTACATCCTCTTCAGGCAGCATATTATATAAACTACTTTCTATTTCCCTCAGATTAATAATGAAATCAAGAATCATTGCAGGATGTGAATCATCTAAAATATGGCATTCCAATAAGAAATCAATGATATTTTCTATTTGTTCCCTGTAAATTAGTGCACTGCCTTTGGTTTGGAGTTCAATAAGTTCATTAATGACTTTCGGTGTTAGTTTTGCTCCATCAATATTGTGTGTCATAGCCCACCTCCTTTCTGAGTATTGACAATAGATATCTGCAAGTATCCTCCATTGGATAAAATTTTAACCCCGTCCTCACACTTTTGAGCACGTACACGCTTACAATCGGAAAATACCTCCGACAATTCCATTAAATACTTTTGGATTTTTTCTGCAGAAACATACTTTGTTTCCGGCTTTTGATTTCTTTTTTTCATCTTACTGTAACTGTTTAGCATTTAGGCAAATTAAAACGGTTGCCATTTCCCGTGTCGCTAAACAGTTACAGGTTCCGCTCGTAGAGCAAAAGAGTAATGGGAAAGGCAACCGCCTATATCAAAAATTTGGGGGCATAAAAAAAAGCCCACGAGTGTCGTTGAGCATTAACCGCGCTCTGCGATACGGAAATAGTCCGTAACTGTTTAGCACTGCAAATATGAAGATTATATTTGAGAATGCAAAATAAATTCTTAAATATTATCTTTTTATTGCCATACCTGTAACAATAATCTTGCCAACAAGTAGTTTGCTCTTAGAATCAACCTCCTTATAATATGATATTTTCAAATTGATAATGCCATTAGCATTTAGTTCTTTCAATTTAATTGCTAAATTGTCAAAGGCCGTTTGTAATTTCTCAGGATAATATATTTTTTTTGCCATAGAACGAAAGACTGGTGCCAGGTAGTCATCATTATGACTCCCCTTATTATTTCCAATTTTTGGGTTCTTATAGCCCCAACCTCCGGTTTCTTCAACCAAAATGCTTCCTATCGGCTCATAATTAAAGCTAACAGAATTAGATTCAGTAATAAATATACCTTTTTCTGTAAAAGGAGCATAATCTACAAAACCAATATACGATCTTGGAGCTGGCAGGTAAGTAGAACATGAAATTAGAGAAAGTGATAATAAAAGTAAAGCTAAAATCTTTTTCATAAAATAATGTTTTTCGTTGGTTAACGTTTCAAAGGTGAGAATAATCCTTGACATTACCAAATAAAAAAGCCTCCTAAGTGGAAGCTAAAAAAAAGAGGGAGTATCGGTGTCCCTCTCTAGTGTGTTAATGTTCATTTGATGTTTAATATGGTTTCCGATAACTTATTCTTTATATCTCCGAGTGCAAATTTCAAAGTATCTAATTCTTCTTGAGTAAATGCACATGGTTTTCCGTTTACAATATTTCCATTGACCCGTTGAGCCAACCAACTTCTATCTTTATGAAAATACCGTTTTGCTATGTAAGAAAGTGACAAAACTTCGTTTAGATCTCCAATTTGACTACGAACATCAATATCAGTACGTTTCATCTTTTGGCGGGCCTTTGTCATTTCATCACGAAGTATTTGTCCGGCTTCTTTTCGACTCTCTTCCGGAATGGAGGCTTTGACCTCTTTCCATAATATGTCAAACTCCGCACTCCCTTCTTTTGTTCGTAAAAGATGGAATTTACCTACAAGACCTCTGATTTTTTCTTCTATATTTTTATCCATAGCTGCATTGTTAATTAGAAGATGTTGATAAGGTTGATGAAAGGGAACCTCCTAAGAGGCTCCCAAACTTTCATTCTTCTTTGAGATTATCGGCAATCATAATGATTGTATCGAATAACTCATCGTAGAATTCCGATTTAGAATAAAAAATTTCATCATCGAGAATTTCTTCTTCATATCGGATAAGGAACCTCAAGTGATCGAGCATTTCCTCACGGTCATTTAGACCTTCAACCTTATCAAACATCTCTGTGTCATTAACACACTGCAAATATAATAACGTTTTGTTTATTATGCAAATAATTTCGGAGTTTTTTTTCAAATAAATAAAAAAATCCTTTCTACTCTCCGGAACGGTGAGTGTTTTTTCCAATCACTTCCTGAGAATCAGGGGGTGATTCCCTGCGTGAGACGAACGCTACCGCAAAAACAAGGCTCTGCCTTACCGCTTATCCGGAAAATTCAAAAAGGCGAAGTTATTATCTCGTCCGATTCATCGGTTTATAGAGATGATAGCTCGCCTTTTTGAATTTTCCGGCGTTCACAAAAAAGGGCATACCTATCCATTGATAAGTATACCCTACGCTTCATTTGGTTGCATCTATTAGGCTTTTGCGGTGAATGTAACGAATCCTATGCCATTATTATCAAATGCCTCTAAAGGCTTTATTTTCACTTCTTTTTTTTCTTCTCTTTCTTCAATTAAAACAGCAGCAGGTTTAGGAGTAGTTTCCTTTTCTTCTTCCACCTCATAAATAAATGGTAATTTTGAGAATTCATCTATCATAATAAGCCATCTATGCCAAACAGTATTAGAAAGGCTATTCATGTGATATACTTCACCACGCAGGGAGTTAAGACACATATTTATCAGTGTCATTAGGCAACAAGTATAGGAAATATCAGCTCCGACAAAGTAGCGTTCGCGATTTAATTTTGCAGAAGAAAGAAGTAAGCGACCGCTTCCGCATGCCGGGTCGTACACCCTTTTATCTTTTTCATTTCCAGTATCTTTACCTGCTTTGGGCACATTGGCAAGTACCGCCATTAAATCAGAAACATATTGAGGTGTGAAAAACTGCCCATTTTGTGCATTAGATAGATGTTCTCCAAAATAATCCCCGAATGGATCGTTAAATTGATTCCTATCCATTTGATTGATAAGGGAAGCATATGCAGAGCAAAACAAGTCTATTTCTTCCTTTGTATAGGGCTTTATTGTGCTTTTATAAAGTTCCTCTTTTCTTCCGAGCGACAAGGTACAGACGATTATAGTTAAGAAATCATCAAATACCTTGTATCGGTCATGTGAGTGGGAAATTATTTCTAAATAATCTCCGAATGGCTTTAAATCACTCTTCTTTTTCATAGACTTGTAAATTTGAAAACACAAAACAGATAGGGAAGAAATTCAATGAATCATTTTCTTCTGTGCCGTTTTCCGTTGTGTCGTTATGCGTGTTTTCTGAATCTTCCTTTTGTTTCGGTTTACCCCATAGACAAAGAGCGTGTTCCCCTTTTCGGATGCGTTTTCCCTCTTTGTTCCATTGGTTTAAAGTCTTTAGTTCAGAGTGACCCGATTCTTTATAAATCGCTTTTAATCCCTCGTTCACACTGTCTAATGCTTCTGATTTAACGAGTAATTGCAGCGGTTTTGATAAACTCTTTAAAATCTCTCTTTTTTCCTGTATTGTCTTGGCTGAATCAAATAAATTATTCATCTTTGTAACGTATTAAAAAATTAAACTTCGGTTTGATTTTACCCTCGCAGCGGTGCGAACGCTACGGGGGTATTTTGTTTTTTATGCTTCCAACTGTTTACGCATTTCATTCTCGATAACTCCAAGATGCAAAACAAGGTCTGCCATCCAATCAGTTAATAATTTGCCTATGCTTTGAGGATTGCTTGTTTTTATAGAAAGACCGTTTGCATCTATAAGTGTTAACTGTGCGTTGTTGTTATCATGAGAGATAGTAAAACTTTCAAGCTGCTTTATTTTTTCTTTAATAGTTTGGTATTTCTGACGTTGCAGATATAGCCTATCGGCTTTATCGTTAAGTTCTTCCATCGTCAGCCGTTTTGGTTGCTCTTGTGTGGTTTCGTTTTTTACTTGTTCTTGATGCGCCTGTTCTTGTTCCGCATGGGGTTGTTCCTGTGTTATTGCTTCTGTTTTTGGCTGTTCCGTTTCTTTCGGTTCTTCTTTTTTGATATCAGAATGAACAATTAATACCGCAGGCACTAAATCTTTTGTAGCTTCTTTCTTGCCATTACCTAAAACGATTGCTTTCTCTTGCGAATTTTTTACGCTCTTACTTAAATTTTTCATAAAAAATAATGTATTAAAAAATTAAACATAAATTTCGGGGAAGTGTGCGACCTTATCCCCTTTTGATTACATAACAAATATACGACTTTTATTTATAATACACAATACATAAAACATTGACAAACAGAACATTATATACATGTGCGATATTTTTCTTTCTTGGATTGACATTTACCTGCCTTTCAAGCGAATAAGTTTTTTTTATCCGTTTTTAGTTGAAACAGGGTGAGTTTAGCTGAATTTGGGATGATATTTGAGGCAAAAAAGTTGTTTGCAAACTTTAACTATTTGATTTTCAGGTTATAATCCTATTGCGACTTTAAAAAAGCCGCAATAAACACGCAGTTATGCCCGACCCGCGCCGACTTAGGGCTGCAATCGCAAACAATTCATAAAGATGGAAATGTGATAATAATTTACCAAATCCCACCACTACGCATTTTCATCTATGAAAATGTACCTATCTGCCTACCTTCAGGTAGGTGTAAAAAAGAGCCCCGCTATCTTCACAGACCACGAGGCTCACACATTCAAATGAACTGGTTACTATTTGGGATCCATCCCCATTGATAACGAGGACTTACGACCGAGTTCCCACACTCTGATCCATGCCTTACGCATAATAAGATATTTGAGAGCATCCGTCAGGTTGGTGCTTTCTTTCGGCAGGCGGACAGTGGGTAATTTATCTCCGGTCTTTTCTTTTACTATTATCTGGTTGCCATCCCGTGAGGAAGTAGCCATCTTGGTTTTTGTAATCTCCATTTCACTCTTTAGGTTAGGGCAATTATGCCTGTCTATCCGTAAGGAGAATAGAGTACGTTCCAATTCCTCATTAAGCAGGCTCATAAACATACGATATTCAAGGTTACTTGAGATATTTCCTTGTCCTATACTCATTAATTGCACCTGCCATCCTGTACGAGTACCATCATCCCTGTATTCAATGGCTTTCTTTATTTGTGTTGCCATATCTGCAGATACTTTCTTGTAATTGTTCATGGAACGGTCATAATACAGTTTGAGTATTTTTCGACGGTGAGGAGCAAAGTAGGTGAGGAATCCATCTGCAAGCACACGAACACCATTAGGGGGTAAGGTAAACAATTCTTTTAAGATTCTATAAGTATGTCCGCTTTGTTGTCCGAACACCATAGAAAGCATATTTCCTGCATCCATGCCCGCTTCTATCGGTTTATTCAAATCCAAATATCTGAGTGCATCGCACGTTTCGTTCCAACCGATCGGATGTTTGTCAATAACTTCATTGTTGAATCCATCAGCGTAGAAATGGCGAACGGCAAGATTACAATAAAACATCTTTCCGGCTTCCAGTTTAGGTATGATAGAGAGTATATTACATAAAATACCTTCCAGCGCTTCTGAAAATTCGTCACTGAACCAATCCATTCCCAATATATCCACATTGACATAGGAAGAGGATATCCAAAAGAAAGAAGTACGGTTGCGCGTCTTGATCCATCTTTCTTCCCAACGTTTCATGTTACGTCCCGCAAGATCTAATTTCCTTTTCAGTTTTGCCACTTCCGATTCATTCACCTGTCGTTTTCGGAATTTCTCTTTTGTCTCATTGTATTCCTGAAGTAGTGCCACATAAGTTTTCTTAGTGTCGTTATATACGAATCCAGCTTGGAGCATCAGAAGGATTTTTTGCTTGTCATTCAGTTTTGCCAGTTTTAATATCCAATCATATTCTCCTATATGGTTAGGATTCGGCATATCCGTGGTTAAAGTACGGCTACGATACCATACACTATTCCCATATTTAACACGGAATCCCCGAACGGCCTTTAATAAGTTGGTGAACTTCTCTTCCGGGAAATATTTCACTTCATCACCGAATAAACCTACATAAGATCGTCCCGCACCGATTGATGGACGATCCAGTGAGATAAAAGTAAAATTGAATCCGGTATAAAATACCATTGTGTTCTTCCATTCCGTGCAAACATTATACATTCTGCGTTTCCATGCCTCCGGAGGTTCTTTATTAATCACGAAGTGTTTGCCTTCATACCATCCCAACATGGCAAGTCCGTCGATCAGTGAGGGTATTACATTTTTATGCAAATCCGAATATGTATCGGAGCACCAACAAAAAGGTGCACCGGAACAATCC